ACGGATTCTGAAAAGACAAATTGGAATGGTAAGGCGGCAGGAAATCACAACCACGATTCGGTATATCAAGCAAAGGGTAATTATGCGGCAGCGACACATAAGCACGGAGCGTCAGAAATAAATGAAGATGAGACACACAGGTTTATGACTGATGCTGAACGTACCAAGTTAAGCGGAATCGCTGCAGGAGCAAATAACTACACTCATCCGGATACACACCCCGCATCAATGATTGAAGAAAGCACGTCAAGAAAATTTATGACTGATGCAGAGAAAACTTTACTAAGTTCTCTCGGGACAAAATCTGCGCAAATTAAAGAGCAAAATTTGGGACAAAACGGTTATCGAAAATATGAAGATGGCCTACTAATTCAATGGGGGCATTTAACTAATTCATCAGCGGGAAGTGCAACTATATGGTTCCCTATTTCTTTTCATGATGCCTCCTATCAATTTGTGACTACGATGGAGACAGTATCTAATGAACATACATTATATACTGCTTTACCGTATAATAAATCAGCATCTTATGTAAATGTCATGCGAAAGTTTCTACTTGCAGATAATAGTATAACCGTAGGAAGTAGTACTCGTTCATTTGACTGGATAGCTATAGGTCGTTGAAAATAGAAATATTATAACATCAATTTGATTATGGAGAGATTTAGTAGAAAATTGGTATTACTTTTATTGCTTGTAATTTGGCAAAGTTCTCTCGGGACGAACGCCGCATTAAAAGATTTTTCCAATGTGTCAACAAAAAGCCTTTCCCAGAACGGATATTATAAGCTACCGGATGGGTTATTGATTCAGTGGGGAACTGGAGGAAATGGGGTAAATCAAATAGTTTACTTTCCTACTAGTTTTTATAATACCTCGTATGTTGTAGTAACTACTGCTATTTCTTCTGTTATGAATTCTATAGTAAAAATGATAAATGGGAAAAATATATCTTATTTCAAAGTCTATTCGGTAGGTCCAACAATTGAAGCTGGGGAGATATTCGGATGGATCGCAATAGGAAGATGGAAGTAGAAAATATTATAACACCAATTTGCTTATGAATTGTTTTAGTAGAAAAATAGTATTGATTTTTGCCGCAGTTATTTGGCAAAGTTCTCTCGGAACAAAATCTGCGCAAATTAGCTCGCAAAATCTAGGACAAAACGGCTATCGCAAATACGAAGATGGATTACTAATTCAATGGGGAAAGGTTTCAGGTTCTTCAATCACAAGTTATGCCATAATTATGCCTGCAACTTTTTATGATAAATTCTATAAGATATTTGCGACTGTTTACAAGCCTTCATCTGACAGTAGTGTTTATTCCGCATCACCTATCGATGATTCAACTAAGACAGTTAGTCGATTTTATATTAATAGAAATTACGCCTCTGGAGGAACCACTGGGTTGTCACAAGAAACTTTTGATTGGATGGCTATTGGGCGTTGGAAATGATACAATAAATTACAACATGAAAATAATAATGAGTGGGTTTAGTAGAAAATTGGTACTACTTTTAGTGACCATAATTTGGCAAAGTTCTCTCGGGACTACGTATGCTTTAGCTGATCTATCGAACGCAACAAGCAAATCTTTTGGTTCTTCGTCAAGTTATATGAAATTTAATAATGGGCTATTGATTCAGTGGGGCACGAAAACTGGAGCTATAGGATTCTCCTCATTATATTTGCCTATAAGTTTCCTCGATACAAACTATAGTGTACAACTAACAGGTGTATCGAGTTCAAAAGATGAGGTTATAGTATATTCCCCCACTGTGTATATAACTAAAACTGTATCTTCATTTCAATTTGCTACTAGATATATAGCGTCCGGAGGAGAAATAGCATGGACAGGCTGGCAGTTTACCTGGTTTGCGATTGATCGCTGGAAATAACTAAAAAACAAATATTATGAAGTATTGGAAACAAGGATTCTACGACGAGCCAGTGGAAGGTTCGGTAGAAATTACAGATGAGTATTATCAGGAGTTGTTAGCTGGTCAATCAGGTGGATTGATAATAACAGAAAGTAGGAAAGGCTACCCTATTTTGGTAGAATATGAGTATGACATTGAAGAAGTGCGAAAAATGAAAATAACTGAAATACAGTCGTTTGACAAATCTGGCAATGTCAATTCTTTTAAATTACGAGCTAAAAGTATATGGTTAGATAAGTCTACACGTGTTGGATTATTTAACTCAATTTCGATTGAAAAAGAAGCGGGTAAAACAGAAACGGTATTATGGTATGATGCGGTGAAATATGTCATTCCGATACCAGATGCGCTAGATATGTTGAATACCCTTGAATTGTATGCACTAAACTGCTACAATGTTACACAATCGCACATTGCAGCAGTCAGATCATTGCAGACAATTGAGGAAATTGAAAACTATGATTATACGGTCGGTTATCCGGTGAAACTTAGCTTTCCCGGATAGCCTACATAATAGTTGTATGCTTTAATTTCTTCTTTTGTCTCTAGCTGTTGAATAGCCTTCGTATGCCTTTGTGTCGTGTTAAAACAAGCAAGGGCATACAATTCTAGCTGTTGTAAAATGTCAATAGCTCTTTCGATTGATAAGACAAACTTTGTATCACCAATCCAAATACTTGTTTCAGATCGCCCGGCTTCTTTCTCAATATTGATTGAGTTCATAAGCCCGACGCGTGTAGACTTGTTTAGCCATCCCAATACTCCGTTTATACTGAACTGATTCACTGCTTCAGATGAATCGAACAATCGTAATTCATCAAGTTTTTGCGCTCTGATTTCTTCTATAGAAGCTTCATGCACAACTAAGATCGGACATCCTTTCTTACTTTCAGCTATGAGTAACCCTGCCGATTGACCCGCTAGTAGTTGATTGTAATATTCATCCGTAATTTCTACCGAACCTTCTTGGTATTCGTCGTAGAATCCATTTTTCCAATACTTCATAATATTTGTTTTTTAGTTATTTCCAACGCCCGATCGCAAACCATGTAAAATTCCAGCCAGTCCAAACGATAGCCGGAGTTGAATTTATTCCGCGAGTGAGAACTTTACAATATGATGTATATTTACCATTAAGGTCATACCCCGGAGCATATATAAAAGATTCACTTGTATTATTTACTGCTCCAGTGAAATAAATGTTATAATCAGTATTATAGAAAGTGGTAGGAAAATATAGACTAATTGCTCCCCCCGTTGCTCCTGCTCTTGTTCCCCATTGCATTAATAAGCCATTACTATACTTGATATATCCATTTTGTCCTAAACTTTGACCAGACGATTGAATCGCATTAGTTCCGAGAGAACTTAGGTATAAAAACAGGCTTTGAATAGGGTGGGAGGAGGCTATTTAAACTTTATTTGGTTACTGACTTATATTGTTCTTATTCTTTATTTTCTATTTTTTTATCCTTGCATGTGTGTTTAATAAACGCTTATTTGTTATCTTTGAGCCGAACATATTTCATTGATTGATAGCTTATAATAGATATGATTACTTTATATAATGGTTCAGAAGAAATAAAGCTCGAAGTAAAAGATGAAAGCTACTCTTATGAAGCGATCATGGAGGAGTGCTCATTAACTTTATATTTCGATTATCCCGGATATCTTGAAATTCCGGTTGGTTCCTACTGTGACCTTTACGGAAAACGTTATTTTCTCAAGAAAGATAGTAGCTTCAAGAAAAACGGAGAGCGTAACTTTGAGTACACTTTAATTCTTGAAACAGGAATATATGATACGATGTTGTGGAAAGTGCGTAATACTCTTGATAGGCGTATCAAATTCCCATATACTGCTAAACCAAATGAGCACCTTCGGTTATTGGTTGAGAATCTAAATCGTCGTGGTATTGGCTGGAAAATAGGTGATTGCATCGAAGGTACAGAGAAAGTTATCAATTATAGTCATACGTACATTCATGATGCTTTGAACCAGCTTGCGGATATGTACGAAACAGAGTGGGAAATTACCGAGGAAACTGTGAATGGAAAGCAAATTAAGACTATCCATCTGCGTAAAGTAGAATATAACAAAGAGAATCCTTTGAAACTGTCATACGGGAAAGGGCATGGATTTAAAGTAGGAGTAGGGCGACAGTTTGGGGAGATACCGCCCGAAATTATTCTGGTTGACACGACAGATCGGAATATTGACTATTCTACGTACGGAGCAAAGAATCTATTGCTGCCAAAGGATAAGACCCTTGTTTATGAAGGTAGGATTTATAAAACTGATGTGGATGGGACTTGTGTCATGCGTGCTGACAAAGAGCTTACAACAGCAAAGGAAGATAGTCTGGATTGCACGGCTATTTATCCTTCCCGTGTCGGTACTGTCAGTGCTGTTATTGAGGTGAACAAGGAGAATAACTTCTTTGACTTTGTAGATAAAGACATCCCGGAAGAGTTGAATTTTGAGGATTGTTTGATTGCAGGAGAAACAATGACGGTTATTTTCCAGACTGGTATGCTTACAGGCAAGGAGTTCGAAGTAAAGTATATCCATGAAGCGAAAGACAAGAAAGAGGCACGTCGATTTGAAATTGTTCCGCAGGAAATTGATGGTATTACTATGCCGGAGCCGGAAGTCTGGCGACCGAAGGTTGGTGATACATACGCAGTGTTCGGAATGCAATTGCCGAAGGCTTATATCTGTAACGATAGCACACAAACGGGTGCGAGCTGGGAAGCTTTCAAGGAAGCAGCCAAGTACCTGTACGAGCATGAAGATAAGAAGTTCACATTTACCGGCACGCTCGATGGAATTTGGGCTAAAAAACGCTGGTTGGAGATAGGCGGAAAGATTGTGCTAGGTGGATATGTGAACTTCTCTGACACACAGTTTCATCCAGAAGGTTCTCTTATCCGGATGATCGGAATCAAACACTATGTTAATAATCCATATTCTCCGGAAATAGAGTTGTCTAACGAACCGATAGGTACGTCTGTTTCAAGTGATCTGAACAAGATTGAAACTAACGAGGTGACAGTTATTGAGAAGCATAAGGACGCTTTACAATTCACTAAACGTCGTTTCCGTGACGCAAAGGAAACGATGTCTATGCTTGAAGATGCACTGTTGAACTTCTCCGGCTCTGTCAATCCGATAACCGTTTCAACCATGCAACTACTTGTCGGAGACGAAAGCTTGCAATTTCGTTTTGTCAATTCAAAAACGAATCCGGTTCAGGTATCTCATAATATTACTTTCAATACAAGTACAAAGATACTGAACGCTCCGGCAGGAATCCTTCAGCATTTGACACTCGGTATTAGTTCTCTTTCTTCTTCACATAAGGCAGACGAATATAAGTACTGGGATATGGCTGAATACAATTCTCCGGCACTCATTGACCCGGAAAAGAAATATTATCTATATGCTAAAGTTGGCAAGGAGAATCAAGCTGGAACATTCCTCTTGAGTGAAACAGCTATTAAAATGGAACTGATAACTGGATATTATCATTTACTCACCGGAGTGCTTAACAGCGAGTATGAAGGTAGTAGAAGTTTTGTTCAGCTATACGGATTTACTGAAATTCTGCCGGGCCGCGTAACAACAGAAAGAATCCTTTCTCCGGATGGTGATACATATTTCGATCTAGTAAAAAGTGAGATAGGCGGTAACATTCAAATTAAAGCCGGTTCCTCCGGATTGGAGAATCTGTCTGAATGGGAAGCAGCTCACAAAGAAATTGAAGATGCTGCGAAGGCGGCGGAACAGGCTAATAATGCAGTTGATGGCTTACATGACTATGTGGATGGGGCATTTGCGGATGGCATTATTACGGAAGCCGAAGCAAAAGCTATTGAAAAGTATATCAATACTGTCAACAATACCAAACAAGCTATCGAAGCGACCTACAATAAGCTATATACGAATGTTTATTTATCAGGGCCTGCAAAGATCGGTTTGCTTAATGCTAAGGTTACATTGATGGGAAGTATTGAGAACCTTATAAATGCTATTAATACGGTCATCGCTGACGGACAGACCACTGTAGAGGAAAAAAGAGATGTAGATAATAAGTTTACTCTGTTTAATTCAGCCTTAGCGACTTTCAATACAGCTGTTGAGGAAGCTAATAAGGCAATACAGGATAAACTAAAGGAATATTCCGACGAGGCACTGAAACAAGCGATGCAAGCTTTAGAGGACGCTGCAGATGCTGCTAAAGCTGCACAAGAAGCTGCCGATTCAGTTGAAGGATTGCATAATTATGTAGATGGCGCATTTGCGGACGGCATTATAGACGAGGCGGAAGCTAAAGCTATTGAGAAATACTTAAATATAGTCAGAAATACGAAATCTGCTGTTGAAGCTACATATAGCAAACTATATGTGAACGCTTATCTGGAAGGCTCTGCTAAAACAGATTTACTTAATGCTAAGGTATCCATATCCGGTGCTATTGATAATCTTATAGCTGCAATCAATATAGCTATTGCAGACGGTCAAACAACTGTTGAGGAAAAAAAGAATGTAGATGATAAGTTCGCTTTATTCAACTCTGCTTTAGCTAGTTTCAATACAGCCGTTGAAGGAGCAAACAAAGCCATACAAGACAAACTGAAAAGCTATTCCGATGAGTGTACAGCCGATTTGAAAGTACTCAATACTCAAATCTCCGCACAAGTAACTCGAGTTGACAGCCTGACGCAGCGGATAGATACTGCCGGGTGGATAACGACTTCCGACGGTAATAAGATATATGCTTCTAAAGAGCTGGAAAACGGTAATACGCTTATATCTTATATTAACCAGGCAGCAGGTGAAACGACGATTCATTCATCTAAAATTAATTTGGAAGGTGCTGTTACAATCACCGCACTGCATAGTGATCTGCAGACAATGATTAACTCCAAGATTGATCGAGACGGATTGGGTAAATTAGCATTTGAGGATGCAGTCGAATATGCAAAACTTGGTACTACCATTGTTGTAGGTGGGTATTTGAATACTGACTATATCCGTGTGAAACGTATTGATGCGGACGGCGCAAAGGTTGGAGGATTCACTATTGATAACGGTCGGTTAGTCTGGAAAGCGGGTGATTATTTCGGGGATATTTCCCGCAGTCTGAAATTGGGATATAGTACCACCTCGAAAGAAGGTGTAGTGCATGTTACTTTCAATCCAGCCACGGATGGTAATTTCGGTATTTCCGCTATTGGGGCTGGTTTTGGAGGAAGTGCTGCTATTTATGGTTCTACCAATCTTAAGACTCCTAAATATCCCGATAATTACATTTATGCGGGTTTCTTCGATGGCAACGTAAGGGTACTAGGAGATGTAACGGCAAATGGATTCTTTCCGAGTGATGGCAATGGGAGTTATTGGTCTGTTATTTCAGATAGCACAATTACACTTTTAGATCCTTCTACACGAGGAAAGACTTTGCATATAGTAAAAGGGTTAATCGTTGAAATAAAATAAAAATTATGAAAGTAAATCTAAACAGAAACTTACTCGACTTTAGAGGTCGGGAGTTTGTCGAATTGGTGAATGGTAAGGAAAGTAAGAAATCTCTTCGTGATTTGGTGGCAGAGGCATTATTTGCAGCAGGCTCTAATCCACAGAAGAATATGGAAACTTCCAAGAAATTACGAGCATATAAAATGCTACAACAGATTATTAACAATCGTGGAGTACTTGATATTGAAACGGAAGATGCTGCTCTATTAAAAGAAATTTGTGGAGAGTATCTTACTGCAGGTACGTACGGACAAATTTATGATTTAATAGAAGGAGGAAACAAGGAATGAACATCACAGCAACTAACAGTACTGCAACAACTAAGGTTACAGACACTATCAGAGTTAAATACAGAATATCAACCCGTGGTACCGAAGCGGTGAAAGATATTACTGCCGAGATTGTCAAAGATGAAACGACTGTCGGCTTCTTCAATATTTCGCGAAATGGAGTAACCGGATTCTCGCTACATGAGGATCATGGACTAACCTCTGGCGAAGTGAAACAAGTATTTCAGACAGCTATTGATGATTGTAGCGAGGTATTAAAATAAAGTATTAATATTTTAGATAAAAATGATATGGATTATTTCAAAAACTTACTTATTGGATTGGTTACCGGCATAGCTGCTTATCTCAATCCTATTTCTGGGGAGATCAAAAGTCTTATTGCTGTATTTGCCCTCAATTTCATTTGCGGGCTACTTACTGCACTCCTTATCAATCATGAGAGTTTTTCTTTTAAAAAGGCTTGGAGGTGTATCGTAGAAGCAACTATTTTCTTTACCTTGGTTAGCTGTATCTACTTTATTGGTGAACACAAAGGAAATCCGGAAGGTGCGCTACAATGTGTTTCATTTATTACGTATAGCGTTTTCTATTTCTACGGGGTGAACATTCTAAGGAATATCAAAGAAATTCTACCCAACTCTAGCAATGGTTACAAGGTAGTAGCTTTCCTGCATTATGTATTAAGCGTTGAGTTTATAAAGAACATTCCCTATTTAACGAACTATCTGCAAAAAGGAGGTGCTAAATGATTGAAGTCATGGGGTTTATTTTCCAAGACTTTTGGCATTGGCTAGGAACAGTGATTATGATAGCTGTCATTTGCCATGTCAATTTGATTAAAGTTGGTCCATTAACTAAGAAGGAGGAGAAGAAATGAAGACTATTGATGCAATTATCATCCATTGCTCGGCTACGCGCGCCGGGCAGGATTTAACCGCAAAAGATATTGATCGTATGCACCGGGCGCGCGGATTTAACCAGATCGGATATAACTATGTTATCCGGATTGATGGGACGGTAGAAAAAGGGAGATCTTTAGTGGTTGACGGAGCGCATTGTAATACGAAGGGTTTTAGCGAATCTTCGTATAATAAACATAGTGTTGGTATTTGCTACATAGGTGGCTTGGATGCAAACGGAAAGCCCACAGACACAAGAACGATCGCTCAAAAAGTGGCTTTGCGCGAGTTGGTTGCTAAACTCTGCAAAGAATATGAGATAATCGAGGTTCTCGGACATCGTGATACTTCCCCCGATCTGGACGGAAGCGGAGAGATAGAACCGACAGAATATATTAAGGCGTGCCCCTGTTTTGATGTACGAAGTGAATTCTCCAACTTCTTGCGCAATACAGTTATCCGACCATGAATCGATTAATCTACATTATCATATTGCTGACGTCAGCAATATGGTTTATATCCTGCGGCAGTCACCGTTCGAATATGAAACAGGATATTTCTACCGATCTTGCAACTGAAAGCCATAAGAAAGATTCTGCTTCTTCCGATAAGAAAATAGAAATAATCGAATCGGATAAAGCTACTGAATCGGTTGAATCCTATGAAGTGAATTATGATACTGATAAACCGGTTGACCCGGTCACCGGTAAACCTCCTATTAAGTCGGAGAAGTGGACGGGAACTAATAAGAATTCAGACTATAACCGACAGGAGAATATTGATAATAAAGAAAATTCGATTTCCGATGAATCGACGTTTGCCCAGCAAAAGGAAAACGTTCATTTGGAAGCTAGTAAACAAAAGGATGAATCAAACATATTAAAACAGCTCGGATGGGCCGGAGTGGGAACTGCTCTGCTTATTATATCTTGTATTATTGCTTGGTTAGTGTACAAGAAGAAAAGAAAGAAGAATAACCAGTAACCAGACCTTCCGGGGGTGAAAGAAAAAGCCCCCAGCCGTTAGTAAATGCTCTAACCTACCTACTAACAACATGCGCCAGAACGCACAGCCGGGGGCTTAAAGTCCTCTGCTGCGTTCTGGCGCATTTGCGTTTTGTGTAGGAAGGTTAGAGACTACAAATATAGTTACTAACGGTAAACTTGCAAAATAATGAAGAGGAATAATGCCGACCGAGTATTAAATGAAAGACTTCGGGCAGGAGGAAAAGCATTAAAGTATGTACATAGTAAATTTGAAGAGACGCAGACCTTTATTGGTAACTATTTGAAGTTTCCTGAAATTCTGTCTTCTATGGATTTTATAGGTCAGACTTTAAAGAAAGATAATAATTTGTAGATTGTTGAGGTAATTTCTATCTTTGCACCAACACTGATATCATAATCAGTGTTGCGTTAAATGAACCGTCTGGAATGTGAATTTCGGACGGTTTTTCACTAAAGTTGCAAATGTTCTACTATTGTTCTACAGAAATGGTGTTAATAATATGTTAAACCATTTATTCATCGTAGGTATAGCTGTATTTGTTGTGAGATTCCGGTTCTGAAGGTCGTGCGTTTGAATCGCACCGGGTCACAGAAAAATCCCTTGATAATCAGTTGATTATTGAGGGATTTCTGTTTTCTTATACCTTGGATAACTAAAACTAAATGCAGGATTTAGCCCTTGTAATTGATTTTTGTTGGTCTATTGTTGTTCCCAAGAAACCAATGTTATATGTTGACTATCAAAGTGAAATCTTTCTTTTATCTCGTAAGAGGTTCTATTATTAGTCTTTCTTTGTATAAGAATTACAAACTAATCGTCTATTTGGGTCATCTGGAAAATCCGGATTAGTTATTTGATTATAAAATTCCCAGTCTCTTTCAAGTCTTTGGGCTACATCTATGTTGGCTGTATAGCAGATGTATTTTTTATTTGCTACATCCAGAATGCCATAGGTAAGAATATCCTTTTCCTTTCCCTCCTTATTTATATATGTACTCTTGACCAATAATATCTTATATTTTCCGTCTTCCCGAGTACAGTATTCTTTATTGTTCTCAAGAGTATATGTGCCGGAGACATCTGTAAAATCATTGGAGGCCATTTCTACGATAATCTGTTTGGGCTCTCCTGTTTCCGGAGTGTCTGTCGAGTCATTGTTGCATGCGGATAGCAAGATGGCGGATAAGAATAATAGTTTAAGTAATTTCATCTTTATATTTTATTTGTTTTTGATCCTTTTTTTAGTCTAGTATATTATTTATAGTGCAAATGTACAGTTTTTGTGTGATATAAAAGCGGTAATGAGTAAAATAAATGTGTTTCATATTCTTGATATTTAGATTCATAATCCTTAGATAGTCAGTCATGTATTTTGCTTTGCATTTTCTCAAACCTAGTTAGTTATTATTGTATGTAGTTGCATAATTTAGCCTAAATAGAATGAAAAAGTTGATTTAAATAAAAGGATTCTCGTGAGAAATGCTAACTTTGTAGATATGAAAAAGTAAGGAATGATATTCTGTAGTAGTATGTTCATAGCTTTCCAGATGTAGACATTTGACGATAAATTATATTAATCCCAATAAATATAAATAAGAATGGAAGAAGCTAGAAAAAAGAAATGGGCTAGTGTGGCGCTGATTATCGGAGCTATTGGTTTTATCATTATTATGATTTACTTTACAGTTATTTCAAGTCTCAACATGTAA